CGTCCATCGCTGTTACCGGGTCGACTCTCGTGACCGAGACACCTCCGGCCGGTGCCAACCTTGTCGTGGTCGGCTTCGAGTTTGCGGCCGGTGACCTCGATTCCACCGTAGGCTCGGGTGGCAACTTCCCAACCTTCGACATGACGCTCAAGGACGGCACCGAGCTCGGGATGCTCCCTGGCGAGTTCTTCTTCACGGGCGGGGATGTGCCCGGTGCTGCCGGTGATCAGTTCCTTGCGGCGGGAAACAATGGTTTCAAGCGTGCCCGCAGCATCACGGCGACCACGATCACCGTGGACAAGTCTGACCAAGCCATCGTCACAGAGGTAAATACGACCGAGCTCATTCATATCTACTTCGGACGTGTCCTCAAGAACGAGATCGGCGCGCTGATCAAGCGACGCACGTATCAGGCTGAGCTCCAGCTCGGAGCACCCGACACCGCGCTGCCCGCTGAGATTCAGGCTCTGTATCTCAAGGGCGGCGTCGCGGGTGAGCTCAACGCCTCGTGGAACACAGCCGACAAGGTCACACTCGACCTGTCGTATGTGGGGATCGGCGAAGATCGCATCGATGGACCAACCGCGCTCAAAGCTGGGACACGCCCGGCGCTAACGGTCGCGGACGCTTACAACACGTCAAGCGACGTCAAGCGTGTGGCACTTACTGCCGTGTCGTCCGCTGGCGACGAAGACCCCACGCCGCTCTTCGCGTTCGTCGAAGCGTTCACTCTCAACATCAACAACCAGGCGACGGCGGTCAAGGCAATCGGTTCACCGGCAGGCTTCGACGTCACCACCGGCGACTTTGAGGTCGGTGGCGACTTCACCGCGTTCTTCCAGAGCCTGGACGCGGTCGGAAACGTGAACAACGTCGACGACATCTCCTTCGACTTCCACATGGTGAGAGCCAACGCGGGCATGTCGTTTGATATGCCACTCATCACCTTGGGCGACGGGCGCCCGACCGTGGAGAAAGATCAGACGATCAAGATCCCGCTCTCCAACCTCGCCGCGAGCGGCGAGAAGGTCGACCCGACACTCAACCACACATTGATGATGTCCTTCTACGACTACCTGCCCAACTTGGCGGCAGCCTGATCCAGAATTCATGGCTCGGCGGCGCGGTGCTGCCGAGCCGATTTTACCCACACGGAGGAGGAACTCCATGAGTCTCTACGGAAGCTACAAGACCGATGCAACGGTCGAGAACGAAGGTGCTTGGTTCCCATACGGCGATGGCGTTTGCATCAGACTGGCTCGAGCCGGTGGCGCCAACAAGAACTTCCTGCGCTGCGCTGAGGTCTTCAGCAACAAGTACCGCGCTCAGCTGAATCGGAAGCAGCTGCCCAACGACGTCGCGCTTGACGCTATCATCGAGCTGTATGCTGATGCGGTCGTGATCGCCTGGGAAGGCGTCACGGACGAGAACGGCGACGATCTCGTGTGCACGAAGTCTAACGTGATCAAGGTCCTAACAGACCTTCCGGATCTGTTCGCGCAGGTTCAAGAGGACGCGACGGAACGCGAAGCGTTCAAGGAATTCATCAAGGAAGCAGACTCAAAAAACTTGTCGAGTGTCTCCTCTACAGACTGAACTATCGCGATGGCGTAGTTCAGCGACATGCGGACGAGGCACGGAGACGTGGTATCAAGCTGGAAGGGCCGACATCGGGCGAAGAACCTGAGTTGACGTTTGGCCTGCAGCTATACATGGAGGCATACAAGGAACTGAATTCAAGCAGGGCTGCGGCGCACGAGGGCGTGATGCCCATACCGTGGCCGGCGATCAACGCGTACGCGATATTCCACAAGTTCAATGAAGACCAGCACGACAAGATCCACTACTACTTCAGCGCGATGGATCTGGAGATGAATAAGTGGGCTAAGAAAAGGCAGCAAGTAAGTGGGAGTCAGCCGAAGCCTCGGAGAATTCGCTCGTAGGATGACGCTCATCGCGAGCGGCATTGCACCTGAGACCGAGCGGGTCATCAGGAAAGTCTTCTTGGTGATGGACCAAGTGCTCGTCACCACTACGCCGGTCCTTACGGGACGTGCTCGGGTTAACTGGATCGCCGCCATCGGCGACGACGATGTAACCGAAATCGATCCTTCCGAGTCTGGCGTTGAAGGCAGCGAAGCACGGGGTTCTGCAAATGCTCAACTTGCTTTGTCTCAAGCCCGGACCTTGGTTGATACGTGGACGTTGGAGAGAGGCGCGATCTCCATAGTGAACAACGTCTCGTACATCGGAGAACTGGACAGCGGTAGCTCCGCTCAAGCACCGACAGGCATGACGAAACAAGCGCTTCAGGCAGGCCTACAAGCGGCCGTCGGGGAGCGCATCAGGATAGTGGTCACGTAACATGGCGCGAGAGACACTCATCATCGGCATCCGAGCGGATGGCGCGCGTCAAGTTGAGCGTAGCGTTCGGGGCATCGGGACCCAGGCGCGAAAGTCTGAGGCGGGCGTACGGCTCCTGAGGCGCGCGCTTTTGTTCGTCGGAGTCGTCGAGACGATGCGGCGCATCATTGGCACCATGGCCACATTTGGCCAGGCCATGGCCACTGTTCGCGCGATCAGCAACGCGACGCAGCTTGAGTTCGAGGCCCTGCGTCAAACCGCCATCCGGCTTGGTGCAACCACGCGGTTCTCAGCGACGGAGGCAGCTGAAGGTCTGTTGTTCCTGTCACGTGCTGGTTTCACAGCGCGTGAGTCCCTTCAAACTATCGAGGGCGTTCTCAAACTCGCGCAGGCCGGCTCCCTTGGGCTTGGGCGCGCGGCGGACATCGCGTCCAACGTCCTGCGTGGCTTCAAACTCGAAGCCTCTGAGACCGCACGAGTCGTCGACGTCCTCGCCCTCGCCGCGAACTCGAGCAACACAACCGTCGAGCAGCTGGGCGACGCCCTCAAGTTCGTGGCGCCCATCGCCCAAGGTGTGGGGCTGACGCTCGAGCAGACTACCGCGGCCATCGCTGAACTATCTAACGCCGGTCTCCAGGCGTCCCTCGCCGGGACCGGGTTGCGACGCGTCATTGGCGAGCTCGAGTCTCCGTCTTCGAATACGCGCAAGGAGATCGCTCTCCTCGGATTGCAGATCGACCGTGGCGAGATCTCAACTATCGGTCTCCTCGCATCTCTCCAGCGGCTGACGGCTGCCGGCGTTGATACGGGCCAGGCTCTCGAGATCTTCGGGCAGCGCGGTGGCCCGGCGTTCGCCGTTCTGTCAGGAGGTACTGAGAAGGTTGCGGAGCTCGAGGAACAACTCAACAACGCCGCCGGCTCCGTGGACCGCATCGCTGCGCTCATGGACGACACGCTACAAGGCGCGCTGTTCCGGGTGCGCTCTGCGACCGAGACCGTGATCTTGGCCTTTGGGGACCTCGGTGGCGAGAGCCTTGTGCGCTCGGGACTCGAAGCACTGGCCAAGACGCTCCGAGGCTTGGCAAAAGACTCGGCCGCGCTCGAAGGGGTGCTCGCAATGATGGCGTTCTTGATCTTGCCAGCGGTGCTCAAGGCAGTGCGCGCGATCACGGCGGCTCTGCTGAAGAACCCGTTCGCTTTGATAGCCATCACGATTGCAGTAGTCATCGGTCAGCTTGTGAAGTTCCGAGACCAGATCTTCTTGAGCACAGACGGGATGATTTCCTTGGGTGATTTCGCTGGCGCCTTGTTCGAGCTCCTGGTGGGAGGGTTTGTACTCATTCGTGAGGTTGCAGCCCAAGCTCTCGACAACATTGCGACTACATTCGGCTTTATCTTTGGTGAAGACTTGCCTGGTGGGTTCGAGGGTTTTCTGCTTGGCATGGCCAAGGGCGTGGACTTTATCATCGGTATCTTTAGCGGCCTCGGTGCCGTGATCATCAACACGTTCAAGAATCCGCTCGGGGTTATTGGCTTCCTCACCATCGAGTTGTTCAACGTAGTTGCCCGCGGGGTCAACGCGATAAACCGATTCCTAAGTCGCCAGATTCGCGCGTTGGTAGACCAGATCAAAAAGTTGCTTGCGATCATCCCGGGGGTGAGCCAAAAGATCAGAGATGATTTCGCGAAGATCGATATCTCTTTGGGTCAAACCAAAGAACTCGAGCAGAAGTTCTTGGCGGACGGCATTGCTGCCGGTGACGCATTTAGAAGTGGTGTCGAGAAGTCGACACAAGCAACGGACCTTACTAAGGGTCTGATCGGTCGTTCCAGAGAACTCGGCGTGGAGCGCCGTCAAGGCCCAACCCAGGAAGAGCTCGACAGGCAGAAGGAGCTCGACGACCTGCTCAATGGTCGAGGCGCGGCGCTCAAAACGATCGGCACCGAGACCGACAAAAATACCAAGAAAACCACCGACGGGCAAGCCGCGCTTGAAGGCTTCAACAAGGCGTTCAAGGAAGTAAGGATCTCCGCCGAGGATTTCGGCAAAGCGATCGGTACCATCCTCATCGGCGCGATCGACCAGCTGTCCAACGCCATCGCCGACGCGGTTGTCGACGGGCTGCAGGACTTCGAGAGCTTCAAGGAGAA